TTCTCCGACCAAGGCGTTGATTTCAGCTATTCATTCGAAGCCCCTGCTCAGACCCTCGAAATCAACATCGTCGCCGTCCACTCCCTCAAAGCCAAGATAGCCGGCCACGAAACCATCTTCGAAGTCCTGGACAAGGCCGTCCAAACGTACCTCGCAAGCTAACTTCTGGAACCTCTGGGGGCATCTTGAAACCCGACGTTACGAGACAGGCGGAACTACGTTACCGCGCTCGCACTGACCTGATGTGGCTGGCGCGCGAGATCCTCGACTACACTGACCTGGTCGACCGTGTGCATCAGCCCGTCGTCAATCACTTCTACCAACTCAAGCCGGGCGCCGACATCAAGACCCTCAGCGACGAGAAAGGCATGGTCCTACTTGACCCACGTGCCCATTTCAAAACTACGCTCGCCATCGCTAGCGCCGTCCAATGGCTCATCAACTACCCTAACATCCGCCTCTTCTTTGGCGCCGGTAAACTTGATCGAGCATCCGATTCTCTGGTCGCGGTCAAGAACCACTTCCAGCATAATCCCAAGCTCAGAGCACTGTTCCCCGAGTTTTGCCCGCCATCTGCTAAAGATTGGGGCACGACCACAGAGTTTACCCTTCCCAATCGAACCAAAGTCCTAGTCGACCCGTCCTGCATGGCCTTCTCAATGGACTCCATCAAAGCCGGCCCGCACTGCGACGTCATGTTCATAGACGACGCTGTCCACCAGGACAACATCGGCAACATCGAACAGCTCACCAACGTAATCGACCGCTTCGTATTCATGCGCTCTATCGTCGAACCCTATGGCTATATCCATGTCATCGGCACACCATACTCAGACTCCGACCTCTACGCTTGGCTCGAAGAAGAAGACAACGGCGGATGGATGCGCAAGTTCCGCCGCTCAGCTTGGGCAATCACAAACTCCCACTATATGCCCGGTACCCTACTCACGGCAGATGACGTTCAGCTTCTCTTTCCCGAACGATTCACCTTCGAATTCCTGAACTCAATCCGCAAGCAGAACGAATTCATCTTCAACTGTCAGTACTTGCTTGACCCGACGCCTGTGGACACAGCCACCTTCACCGAGCAACTCATCATCGCGCACACCATCCCGCACGCTCACATACCCAAACTTGGAACAGTCTTCCAAACGTGGGACCTAGCATTCTCGGAGAAACAACGTGCAGACTTCACATGTGGTGTCACCGGACTCTATGACACCAAAGGAAACCTCTTCATCCTTGACCTTGTCGTCGGAAGATTTAGCCCGCATGCCCTGGTACAACACATCGCTGCCTTTGCCATCAAATGGAGACCGCGGAAGGTTGCTATCGAAAACGCTGGCGGAAGCAAACTTCTTGCTCCGGCACTGGATAATCTCCAACGGACTCTGCAAAGATCATTCAACATCGAGTGGGTTCCGCCGACTCCCTTCAAGTCCAAAGCCGAACGAATCCTCGGACTCCAACCGCTCCTAGCTCAACACAAGCTTTACTTCTCCGCGGCAATCGACCCGACGATGTTTGCCGAACTCAAGAAGCAATTCAAGAAATTCCCGCGCAACCTTCACGACGACATCCCCGATGCCATCTCGATGCTGCTTCCCTACGCCGCCAAGGTGGACATCATCTCCGAAGATGACGAAAGAAACGAACCTGAGCTATTGAGCTGTATGTGGGATTCAATGCAAGACAACTTATTAGGAGCTGGATTGACAGGTTAACTGCCCCAGAGAGGTTCTAGATGCCATCTAATGATCCTGCGAAGAAGTTAGGCTATCAGCAAAAGTATCGTGCCACTCCTAAAGGAAAAGAGAACTCACAGGACAGTAGCAAAAGATACCGTGTGAAACGCGCTGAAATCATAGACTCTATTAAAGAGGATATGGGATGCCTTCATTGCGGTATCAAGAATCCGGTCGTGTTGCATTTTCATCATCGCGATCCATCAACCAAAGAAGTCAGCATTGCCAACGGCGCTACTATTAGTTTAGTTAAGGTGCTTCGAGAAATCGAAAAGTGTGACGTGCTCTGTGCTAACTGCCATCTAATCGAACACGAAAGGCTCCGCGATGTCTCTGCTTGAGGAATTTGATCCCAAACATACTTTCCCTAACGGAGAGGGATGGCAATTAATTACGCAATTAAAAGAGTTGGAGACCGATCCAACTAAACCAGATGATGATCTAACTGCACTCAAAATCTTCTTACAGGATAGGGCTCAAGCTGAAACATGGATACAGACGCAAGGGCATTTAATGCAATGGCAGATGGAAGAAAGACTCTATCTGTTCAAAGTACCCGTGCGCACATGGGACGGCACCAACATCCCCCGCTCACACCTCGGCATGCCCCTCGTATATGAGCATGTCGAATCAGTCCTCCCGCAGCTTATGACTGGGCTGTTCGCAGACGATCCGCCGTTCATGTCCAAGCCCAAGCCAGCGACACCGATGGATGCGGCCCGGGCCAACGATGAGTTGCTCGGCTGGGAAATTCAGGAAGCTGACGTACGTGAGCAATTCCGTCTCGGCCTCAAGTCTACCCTGATTCACGGGGCAGGTATCTGGAAGCTTGGTTGGGAAACCTATGAAGATACACGCCGTCAATATGTCAATGAGACGCCGTACCAATGGCATGGTCTCGAGGGCGGCGGTGGTGTCAGAATTAAGCCGAAGTCGAAAAAGAAGGCCATCGACGTCAAGGTCAACATCAATCGACCCACGCTTGAATGGATCAACAACAAATACATGCTTGTCGATCCAGGCCTCGCTGGTCCGGACATACGCAAAGCAAAGTTTGTCATCCACCTGAATTACATGACGCCTCTCGATCTCGACGAGCTTCGTGACTACGAAGGCTACACCATACCATCGCTTGAGGATTTGATATCGCTCAAGTTCGACCCACAGGAACCCCCTCGGAGCAATCCACTTGAAGAGCCAAAACTCGATCTATTTCAAGAATTCCAGCCCCAACCCCGTTGGTGGAACTCTACTGCCGATAAGCGGAACCAACCCCTCGAAGTTGCTGAATATTGGACGAAGAATAGGATCTACACTGTCCTTCAGTCAAAGACTGTCATACGTAATGAGCCAAATCCGTTGGGGTTTGTTCCATACCTCTCCGTTACCCAGGCTGACGTTCTTGGTTCTTTCTGGGGAATTGGCTTTGGGATGCTTATTGGCAACGAGCAAAGGATGCAGCAAGGCGTAATCAACACCTTCCTTGACGACCTCTCTCTAAACTTGAATGGGATGTTCTTAAGGGTCCGCGGCGCCAATGTCCAAACTCAGCAGATGAGAATGAGACCAGGCGGCATCATCGATGCTGACAATGCAGAAGGCATTCAGATCATGAAAAGGAACCCGATCCCAATTGCCGAAACTCAAGCCGTACTCGCTGCCTCTGATTCTCGTGCGGCTCGCCGAACTGCTGCCAATGAGAGTGCGGTACAGGGCGCTATGCCATCTGATAAGTCGTCTATCACGCGCACAGCGACTGGCGTTAATTCGCTGGCTAGTGGCACAGGAACGCGACTACAATCGATAATCGAGCAGTTCGCGAACCAAGTGTTCGTGCCAATGCTCAACGCATTCCACCTGATGAACGGCCTCTACCTCGACGGTGACCAGATCGATAAGATCCTCACCGAAGAGCTTGGCACCGCATATGCGGGCGACACGCTCGACCTCATCAATGGTCAGTTCGACTTCCAGATGTTGGCCGCCGCCAAACTTCAGGCCCGCACTGCGCAGAAGCAATCTCTCCCCCTGCTCTACCAGTTCCTCCTCACCCAGCCGGTTATGGATTCACTCCAGGCAGAAGGTAAGAAGGTCAACGTCGAGGAGATGGTTAAGATGAGCTTCGACGTCAGCGGTTGGCCGAACATGCAGAACGTCATCGTCAATCAGACCCCGCAAGACGTCGCTCAAGCTCAGCAAAAGGCTCAGGCCGCTCAGCAACAACAGCAGACACAAATCACTCACGAAGCTCAAATGGAGCAAGTGAAAACCGCTAACAAGTCGCAACTTCTGGACCGTTCCTCGATAGACAAGGCTGGAGAGATGTTCTTCAAGCACGTCTTTGAGCATGACGATCAGGCCGCGACCGGAGACAAATAAACCGTGAACCTTGACCAAACAAGGCAAACTGAAATCATGACAGCTTTCGAACAGGGCGTTCGTCTCTATCAACTGGTAAACAACCAGGGATGGAACGACGTCCTGGATATCCTCGAAGCTGAGGTCATCAAATATGAGTTTAGGCTAATGAACCTTGCACCGGGTTCCGACGCCAAACTCTTGAATGACACGCACGGCCACGCGCGAGTAGCTCGCTCAATCTTTGAGCAGCTTCAGATACGCATTCAAGCCGCGATTGATCTAGGGGTCGAAGCAACTGAAGTCGCCCAGCAGTCATCGCAGCAGGCACAATATAACGGATTCTAACCGGCTGCGGATTGCGGCTAAGGACTAGAAAATGGCAACTGAAGATGGACGCGGCGAATCGACAATCGCCAAGCTTGATTTATTTCAAGATGATTTCGCATCCGCCCCAGCAGTAGAAACTAACGACGACGCAGCCGAAGAAACTAACGACGCGCCGGAAGAGCAAGAAGTTGTATCAAAACCCCCTGTTTCGGGGGGTAAGGTTACACGAACTGTCGACCTCGGTGACGGGAGCGGCAAGCAAGTCTTCACCGCAAACAGCGCAGAAGAATTGCTCGACGTAATGACCACTGCTCAGGAGAATGCTACCAAGAAGATTCGAGAGCAAGCCTTTGAATTGAAGCGTGGCGAGCGTGCCAAACCTGACCGGACACCGGCTCGGACTTTCGCAAAGAAAGACCTGACCGCTGATGAGCTATTTGCCATCGCGACAGAACTCCCCACAAACCCCGCTGCCGCGATAGACAAGATCTTCAAGGCGCAAACCAGCTTGACCACCGCCGAAATTGGCTCATTCATTGCTGACTTTGTTGTGGCGCAGCAGATCGCAACGGCGGACACCAAGTTCCTGATGAACCACCAGGATGATTACATTCCGAACGCGACTAACGCGAACCGGATTACCAAGTTCTTGACGGACGAGAAGCTCGCGCACACCGCAGAGAATCTCGAATACGCTTTTCAAGAGTTGACCGAGAGCGAATTGCTCGAAGTCGCAGCTCCCACAGACAAAGTAACTGTGAAGCCGCA